CGAAATAGGCATGATCCTTCGGCGAGATTGTTATGTGCTCGGCGTCATCGAGCTCGTATTCCGGAGCGTCCCACCATGAAGCGAAGTGTAGACGGAAATCTTTGCGCGTTAGTTTACGCCCGGTTTCTTCAACCGCTTTGGCCTGCATGACTTTGACAGTGAAATCACCATCGGAGCCTTGCGCCGTGGATTCGAGAATTATTGTACCATATTCTGCGGCCGGCATTGCGCCGGACTGAATTTCCTTCGCTTGATCCGGCTTTTTCGCACATATCTCGCCGTACTCGGATACGTGAAGCCACGACAGCGTGCGGCCGCGAGCTGTTGTACCGATAATCAGCTCGGAACCGTTTTTCCACTCAAGGCGCTTTTCGTTGTCCACCTTCAACGGGACGCGGTTGAGAATGAGCTGCGGCAAGCGTTCGTAGGCGAACATGATCTTGTCATTGCGGATAGCAAGAGCAAGGTCTAGATCGAGAGCAATAATCGCTGCCTTTGTATTTTCAACAAATAGGCACGCATCAAGGATCATCAGCTGCACAAGCGTGGAAAAGCCACGCTGACGCGCTTTTGGGATAATGTTCCGGTACCAGAGATTGCCCAGAAACAATTCCTGCACTTCGTTCGGTGTGAAAATTACTGTGTCGCCGAATTTATTGCGAATGTAATAGAGGTTCCGAATCCGCCAGTTGGGATCGGAAATCAGTCGTTTCTTGTCTTCAAGGGGCAACTGATCGAAGGGGTGCAACGTCAATCATCCTTCGGCGTAAACGATCGGCCGGAAATGTCCTGCCAAAGCTCGGCCACTGGATCGTCGGTGCTTTCTTCTTCCTTCTTTTCACGCCATGCGCCGATCGCTTTGCCGATGAAGTCTTTCAGGCGCAGACGGTCGACGAGTTTCACCTCAACGATTTCGCCAACTTTTTCTTTATGCTTTTTGCCATCCTCGCCCATAACCATCTCGAATTTCTCGAATATCTTGATGGATTGCAGGAGCTCTGTTCGGAAGATTTTCGGCCATTCTTCCATCGGCTTAAAGCAACGCGTGCCACGCTCATAAATATCAATCATGTCGAAGCTGTTGAATGACAGCAGCTCGGTAAGAAACTGTTCTGCATTCTTTTTGAGAACGCGCTGCGATTCCGCAAACAATTCCTCTAAGCGATCCTGCACGACGAAATAGCCAAGCAACCGACTGCCCTGTTGGCGAGCTGCTTTCTCGCTATAGCCGGCACGAATGGCAGCTTTCGTCGCGTTCATGTCCTTCATGTATTCCTGGGCAAAGAGTGACATTTGCAGATTTAGCTCTGCAGGCTGATGTTGCTTTGCCTTGGAAGGAGATGCGGGCTTTGGTTTTGGTGCCGCCTTCTTTTTGGCGGGTGCTCGCTTCGCGGTCATGCTGCAGGCTCCGTTGCCGCCAGTAGCACGCGTGCCTGGCTAACGAGAGTATCGTGCGTGGCGCGCAACAAGGCGGCGTCTAATGAAATGTCAGGTGTGGTTTCTTCGGTTTCGCGCACCAACGCGTCGAGCAAAAACGCCAGCACCGGATTTTCATTGTAAACGGGGTATTCAGCCATAAAGGCCGGTACGGTGTCGTTTAACCAAATGTCCGGAGCTGGCGTCGCACTCATGCTGGTCAGCCCATTCCCAGCGCGTCCATGTAGAGCTGCAGCATGGCTTCTTCCTCCTGCCGCTCGTGATCCTCCTTCTTTCGAAGACGGATAATCGTTCGCACAACTGAGCTATCGAAACCGGAACCCTTCAATTCGGCGTAGACTTCCTTGATATCGTCGCCGATTGTTTTCTTTTCTTCTTCAAGACGCTCGATGCGCTCAATGAAGGCTCGGAGCTGGCCTACGGCAATGGTCTGGGCTTCTGATGTAATATCGTCGCTCATTGTGCCAGCTCCTTGCGAGCTGCCGCAATTCTGTCTATCGCAATCAATACGCTGCGCCTTGCCCGGTATGCGTGGTTTTCGAGTTGGGGAAATATCCCCTCCTCTGCGGGCCCGAACGAATCCTCAGAAAGTTCGCTACGGTAGCCTAATAACTCGTCCATGAATTTATGCACTGTCTGAGCCAGCTCCTCGGCTTGTTTCAGTGCGTCGTGAACAGTCTGAACCGGCGTTGATGGCGTCTCAGTTCCGATCGAGCGTGATTGGTCCTTCATTTCATTTTACCTTTTGTATGGATACCTTTGATCTGCATTCCGACGCGTTCGGCGATGCGGTGACATTGCTTTTCTGAACGGCTGCTGGCCTTTCTCCTTCCGTGACGTTGTTTGTACGTTTGGGGTTCTAGGATCGTGACGACGATCTGCTGCTCTGGATCGAGGACGGCAGTGAAGTTCTTCGTGTCGATCGCGGCGAACTTGTTCTCGATCGCAACCGCTACGGTGGGTATCATCACCAGCCGTCGCACATCGTCGATCGTGGTTTTGGCGCGCTTACAGTGGATGGCTGCGCGAATAATTTCTGTCGTGCCCTTTTCCATTGGAATTGAAACTCCAAGGATGCGCTGCACGTACCGGGTAACAGCGTGATATGTGACGCGGTGCAGAATGGTTTCGATCGGGGGAGCGGGCCTCATCGTGAGCGCCCTGCGACAAGGCTTTTAATTTTCGGCTCATGCTTTTGAAGCCATTGAAGCGTGTCGCGTATGCTTTCCTGTGTTTCACGCCGATAATCGGCATCCTTAGACGAACGGCTTTCGCCGATGATCCGGTCAATCTCTTGCAATTGGGCTGTCAATGAACGTTTGGCGGCCACCGGATACCTTCACCAGTTCTGAGGAATGCGGCGAAGATATA